TATCAATCTATATCATGGCGATCGAATCGCACAAGGTATTTTGGAAAAGACTGTGACATATACCTTATCCGAAAGCAAGACAAAGCCAAAGCAAAAGACTGATCGTGATGGCGGCATGGGCTCAACAGGAGTCGCATAAATAGAATAGGTCGCGGGTGCCTTCTCATCCGCAACACAAACACACACAAAGGAGACTATAATGATCTACAATTTTGATCAGCTTATGAAGCACAACAAAAAATTTACAGATGCCTTTATTGATCTAAAGGTAACTGGCTGGAATACCTATTCAGCAGCACTAAACGAATACACTGGTAATTTCTTCAAAGCACAGCTTAAGGAAATGGACCAGAAAGTAGAACAGCTTGGTATGAAAATGAAGGGTGATACAAATGAATAAGAATGCATATGAAATACGCCTTGAAGTTCTAAAAATGGCCAAGGAAATCATGGATCAGCAATACAATGAGACATCGAATGCTTATTGGAGTACTATCAATAGCATGGCTGAGAACTGGGGCAAATCTGCTGAGGAACTTATCAAGCAAACCCAAGCAGTAAAGCCTGCGATGTACTCTCCAAAAGAGATCATGGATAAAGCACAAGAACTTTACGGTTTTATCAACAAAAAAGACTAAACTGATATAAATAATTGCAGGAATGCCTTAGGGGTTCCTGCTTTATCACGGGCTGGTTATATGACGGCCCATACTAACAAAACTCGCTTAATAAGGAGAAAACTGATGACATATCTAAAGACAGAACTTGACCCATTTTTCATTGGGTTTGATAAATTACTTGGCCGCGCAAATGAGCAAATGCCAATATCACAAAAATATCCCCCGTATAACATTATAAAGGCAGCTAGAGGCCATTATACAATCCAGATAGCGGTGGCTGGTTTTGATGAAGATCAGATTGATATTGAATTGCATAATAGCATACTTACAATCAAAGGTTCGGTACAGGATGCAGGTCCGAGTATCAATTTCATTCACAAAGGTATTGCTGAACGAGCTTTTGAAAGAAAGTTCACGCTATCTGATGCAATAGAAGTTGAATCTGTGTCACTTGATAAAGGCATGTTGATTGTTAAGTTAGTCGACAATATCCCAGATGAAAAGAAGCCCCAAAAAATTACTATCACAAAGCTAGCCGATAAGAAGTTTCTCACAGAATAAGAAAAGGGGAGCATATATGCTCCCCTTTTTAATTTGCAAATCTACCAAGTCCAGAGCTTCCCGGACCATTGCCAACAGATGTTATTCTCTGGCTGCTATAGTTGGTATTTCCCCTAACATTATTATTGACCGGGGCTATGGTAGGTGCTGATGCAATAATAATAGGTGCTGATGTATTAGATATTGCAGATGATTGCACGGTTTCAATTCGCTGTGTAATTGGTTTAAAATTTTCATCAAAATTAGTAGACAAAAAAGCACCAGCAGGTGTATTTTTGGGTACTATAGCTTCTATGCCATGCAGAACAGCAGGTGTTCCCATACCAAAATCTACAAACCCTTGGCTACCCTTATTATACTGAGGCAGCGATGAAAGGTCTTCCTCTAGTTCCTGTATAATTGCTTCCCTTTTTTTGCCTCGCCAATTACGCTCATCGCCTTCGGCAATCATTTGGCGCTGCTGATTTATTTCCTGTGCAATTTCCTGTCTCTGTTGATTAACTGAATCTGGCTTCATCCATTCTGGTAGATATGAAAGTAGTGTTGCTTTAATATCCTCAACTGAAGGTAAAAATGAAAACAGGTTTTTTACCCAATCGAATATTTCAGTTACCTTTTCATTTATCCAGTCCTGTAATTTAAATGGCTCTTCAGAGTCATCAAATCCGAATATACCTCTTACAAAATTTATTGCCATATTTACAGGTGCAAAAACCAAATCCGTCAATTTTCCTAACATACCCAGGGCAGTGAAGTCATCTTCACCGAATGAGAATAGGTCGCCTATCACACTAAAAGCCTTTGCAATACCGTCAAAGAGTGACGCCGCCATATTAGTAAACAGCTCCCCAAAACTAAAACTATCCAATATAGTTGAAAAATTTTCAAAGCCTAATTTGCGCGTGGCCCATGATATAATATTCTTTAAGAGATCCAGTGGAGCACCAATCAATGAATTAAGAAAGCCGCGAAGCGCACCTTCTAGGCCGCCTAAAATACCCCCCTCAGCATATCCTTTCAGACCTTCTCTAATTGTATCAAATACTGTTATTATAATCGCAATAGGCGCAAATAACTTACCCACTGTACCTGCAACTCCTGCAATGCTACTTCCGAATGTTGAAAATAATGAACGAATAGAAGAAAATACACCAGATAGAGGCGTAACGGTCTTTACTATATCTTTTAAAACATCGGCCGCGACTATAAACGGCCTTATGATACTGCTGATATAGCCTTTTATTGAGGTTAGTATCTTTGCTATTCTAGAATCTGAGTCGACTGCAAAAATACCTCTAATAAACGCAAGTGAATCATCAAATATCTTAATAGTTCTTGTAAAAAGATTAGAAATTGATGATCTAAATCTAGTGAAAAGAGATGCAATTGATATTCTTAGATCATCAAATAATTTTATTATTGCAGCAGATGTTTTTGGGAAAAATGCTTGTATTGCTTTTAATTGTCCGCTAACTACACCAATTGTGGCACCGATACCTACTGCAAGACCACCTAATATTAGACCTAATTTTGAAAGATTGCCAAGCAAACTATCAAAGCCAAGACCAGGTGTTGCCGCAGGTGCGGGTGAGTCGCTTGCTGCAGCAGGTGCTGGGCTTGGTAGTATATCGCTTCTATTTGCTACCCCAAGTCTTCTTCTTTGCTCGGCTTCTTCATACACAAGCTTATTGAGATCCAACATCTCTCGTAGTATATTTGTTTGGTCAAATAATGATGCTGATATATCAACTAAAATATCTTTTGCTGCTTTAATTGAATTAGTACCAGTATTACGTACGAGCTGACCTTCGGTTTTTAGCCGTTCTATTACGCCTTTCAATGTCGGTTCGGCCATTATTGCTTATTCCTTTGTTCTTCTCTTTGTTTTTCTATGAAGTCAACCAACAACGCAAAATAAATGTCTCTTTCATATGGGATCATTTGTTCTAATTCTGTAATACTATATTTATGATGTTGAGCCATGGCAAAAATCTTCTGATAATACAATGACAAATTAGTATGACTCAACATTAGATAAAAAAAGTTTGCGTTCCTTCCATTACAAAAATCTTATTCACACCTTTTGAGTTTTTATATGCGATTTCGTGTCTTACTTTAGGCATAGTATCAAAGAATTTTTTAATATTCTTTATGGTATCTGCATGTAGACTTTCTACAAAATCATTAATTTCAGTTTGAGGAAAATCTTTAAAGTTATATACCTCTTCTTCAGAAGCAAGTTTATCTAAACATGCAATCATTATAGTGTAACTATCCTCGGCTGTTTGTTGCTCATTGCCTAGCAATTCACCAAATTGATCGATGGTTGGATATTTTAAAAATAAGGTATATTGATCTGATATTTTAATTTTATTGGTATGCGCTTCATTTCTGTATACTTTTACTAAACCAAGATCTAATTTAAGTTTCACAGTTTCATCAGTTTCAGGATCCTTTATTTCGAATTCAATCTCATTGTCTACTGATTTTGATCTTAGTTGGATCAAGAGATATTCAATATCAAAAACAGAAAGATCATCTATAGTGTTTTCAACTAAGCAGTTATTTAAAATTTGCTTAATTGAAATCATCATCTGTTCGGTTTCGCCAGATTCCTGCGCGGTGAGAAGTATTTTTTCTTCCTTTACGGTAAAGGGTACGAACTTAATCTTTTTGCCAGTGGATGGAAGTTCACATTGGTAAACTGGAAGGTCAATTTTAGGTAGTGCCATTATATGTAGTCTCCTTTATTACGAAAATGGTACAGAGGTTAGATCATCTACTAAACTGCTGTTAAACGATTGTATTGTTTGGGCTATTGTATTGCCTCTTATTTGAGATCTTTGTCTTCCTATAAATGTGCTTGATGTTTCAAAATTTGTATCAGAAAAGCCAGAGTATATCATTCGGTTGTATGAAAAATTGACTGTAGTTGTTGCCGGCGAGTCGTTTGAGGCCCAACTAAGATCAATTGGGCTTACCTGAGTAGGGTAAACTCCTTCATACCGACATTCATAAAACTGAAAAGGATTATGTGTAGAATAATGCCGTATAGTAAGTTCTGATGCTGAGTAGGCATCCTTATATTCAATAAGTTTCGGCGCCAGGCCGTTGGTATTATCGCCACGGTTTCCGCTAATATTAACTACAGATGAAATCCATCTATGGAAATATGTTATAACTCGGTGATTGCTATCCAACATAAAGACAGCATTTAATTGGTCTGGCGATGAATTCATCGGCATTGATTCCGAAAACCCAATTCCACTTGGCTTGTAGGACATTACCTCCAAGTTAATGCCTGGCATTGATACAGTTTGGCAGAAAAATCTAAGATCATCTGTTGAGATAACACCAGGTACGATGACCTCTCCTCTTCGGTTAGTTGCTGATATCGCAACTTCAAAAAGGCTTGATCTACCAGGTCCCCCGTGTCTATCCATTCTTGCCTTGAATTCAGATATATTAAACATACCCGTTATCCTCTTATGATTTTCTTAGAATCTGCCCAGACTTTTGTCTTAGAAGCACCAACGAATTGTTCTGTATTTAGAAATAGCGCAATGTCCCACTCAGATGGTTGAATCTGAATAAATCTACTTCTTACATTACTACTTAGATATCGCTTAAATGTAGGTTGAAATAATTTAAATTTTTCAGCACCTTTTAGCACACCATATGAAAGTTTCAATTTTGTACTCTCATCATATCTGCTATTTGTAGTAATATCATATAGCGAGTCCATTAATTGTGCGCGTAGTTGCAGTGGCAGATAGTGCAAATTCAACCCATAAAAACCACCTTCGGCGCGGTCGACTGGAAAGATCAATGGGAACGTATCATAATATGGTAGACTTTTCTTATGCTTTGGGTCATACATAAAGAAATACATTTTGCCTATTGCAAATCTATTTTTAAGTCTGCTTTTATCATCTTTAGCTATTGTGTTTTCAGATACCTTCCCGAGGTCCCTTGCCTTGTCGCGGAACCATTCACGAGCAGTAGAAGTACGAGCAGGGATCTGTCCTGCACGAACACCTTTTAGTAATAGATCATCAAATAATGATGCTGGCATTTTATTTCCCCAATGGCTTTATTTCGTCTTCGGTCATAATATGAAAAATCCAACCTCTGTCTCGGCAATATCTCTGAGCAGCATTCCACTTTGCCTCATTTACTGCGTATGTAGCGGCCTCATTTATATATCTTCGAGAAACCCTTCCAGTTGGTGTTTTATTTCTGGTTGATGGGTCAGGTGGCTTCGTCTGACTTTTAGGTTTAATTTCAATCATTATCATATCATATGTAGTCGGGCTAGTTCTCTTTTTAATTACAATATCTGGAAAATATCTACTAGTCTTGCCCTTTACTGGGTTCAAATACGGTATTGCAATCTCTTCGGATTGCCATTCTATTATATCAGGATGTTCATCACATTTTCTAAATACTTTTAATTCCCATAGTGATCTGTAAATGATTTTCGTAGGATCGCCTTTATATTTACTAGGATTCTTAGGTCTAAATCTTCCTCGGTAAGCCAAATCAAATCTTTCTGTATAAATAGAATTACTAATAAAACTATTTATAACAGTACAGTGGATCAAATGCCAGATAGAATACGGTTTAAGCCAATAAGGGACGAAATTGCAATAGCGGCAAGAACAAAGGTGTCTGCTAATCTTTCATTCCCAATAGAAGATAACGATTATGGTATGCTGTTAATGTTCAGGGAATATCAGTATCGTACCTCATCAGAACGAGGATTTTCGCAAATAAATAGCGCAGGATCAAACGTGACTGATACAATCTTTTTGCCGCTGCCTGCTAATATAGCAGATACATTTAATGTTAGAGTACAAAGATTTGAACAAGGTACTACGGGAGATGTTATTTCTAGCTTGATTTCTGGAATAAATATTGATGATCTTAGTGTAGGCAATATAACAGGTGCAATAACTACAGGTGCACTAAGAAATATGCCATCAGTACAAGGTTCTAATCTGGAAGAAATAACTGGTAATTTATCAAAGGATCTTGCTTTTCTAGCAAGAAAGGGTATTGATCAAGCATTTCCTAATCAAGGAAGAAATATAGATGCTGGCACAGGAACATTAGTAAACCCCAAGGCCGCTCTTTCATTTGATGGAGTTGAAATGAAAACTCATAGCTTTGATTGGTCATTGGTACCTAAGAATTCTCAAGAGTCCGTTAATCTTCAACTTATATCTGATACAATAAAAAGAAATATGTTACCTAGTTATGTAAACACATCAGTAATTCAAAGGGCTATGTTTAAATATCCTGCCATGGTTGACATCTTTTTCGTGGGTATTGATCCAGGATATTATTTCCATTTTAAAACTGCTATGATACAAACGTTCTCAGTTAACTTTACTCCTAACGGTAATGCTGTGTTACGTGGCGGCCGTCCAGCTGCGGTGCAGATGCAAATGAATCTTATTGAGTCTGATATACACACATCAGAAGATTATGGTGGTTCCAGCATTGACGTAAACACCGATGCTTAATAGCCATAATGATAAAAATTTAGAGGTATAAATGTCAAAATATTTTTCAAATTATCCCATTATACAATATCAAGGGCAAGCAGTACGTGATATTACTAGACGCAGTAAAGTAATTGATGAAACACTTCGCGACCCTTATATCTTTTTGCCATATACGGTTAGAGAAGGTGAAAAGCCAGAAGATATTGCATATTATTATTACGGATCGGTAGATGATACCTGGTTAGTCTTGTTCTCAAATAACATAACTGATCCCTACACTCAATGGCCTAT